ATTGCAGGAGGACTTCGAGGACGAGAACCTTGTTCGCGCCCGAGGAGGGTGCACCGTAGAAACGCACCGAACGGATCCAGCCGCCTGCACCATCTTCCACGATGCCGGTCACCTCAATGTCCTTCACGCCGCCGATGGAGAGCTTCTGCGACAGCTGCGCGATGAGCGACTGCGTCATGTTCATTCCTCGCCTTGCTTACGGGGACTCAGTAGCTGCCACCATCGCTGATGGCATTGAGCGTCGCCTGGAGGTTGGATACCTGCGAGATCGTATGGCCGTGGCTGCCATCCGCCTTTGCGGCGAGCGTGGAGACGAGCCCGGCAATGTCGGACATGCCGAGCACGACCGCGCCCGTCCTGCCATTGACCGACGAAACGGGGCCGCTTGCGAGAACGGCTTCCGCCGTCGCAGCCGCCTCCGCCGCCTCCTCGGCGGCCTGCTGCGCCAGTGCCAGGGTCGCCTGGACAGCCGTCGCGGCCTCGAGCACCGCCACGCTGATGCCCGCCGTCGCCGAGATCACCCAATCATCGTGCGCGGCATCCCCAATGCCGCCATTGATGAGGATAACCTCGAAGGCAAGCCCGCCGTTGGTCCGGTTGAAGTCCTCGACGCGCAGCACGGCATAATCGTCCTGTGTTCCCGCCGCCTGCCGGGTAAGCAGCACATAAGGCGTCGGCGAGAACAGATCACGCTGCGCCGGATCGGTGATCACGAGCGTCGACTGCATGCCGTTCGCGATCATGAGCGAGGTTTCCGACGTGGCGACCAGAAAGCCGTTCTCGGAGACGGCCTGAACCTTCGAGAGAAGGGGCCCGAGCACTTCGTTGACCCGGGTCAGACCGAGGGCGACGAGACGGTCGGTATCGCCGGTGACCGAGGCCACCTCCTGGCCAAGCTGCCCGATGGTCTCGGCGATCAGACGGAACCGGCGGTTGAAGAAGTCGCGGTCGAGCTCCTGTTGATCCCGGACACGAAGGTCCTCGAACCTCAGCATGGTGCCCTACTCCATGAGCATGGGATCGGCGGACGCGATGGCATCCGCCGCCGCTTCCTTGATCGCGTCGTGAACCGCTGCCTTTACCGTGTATCTGGAACCGGGATTGAAGTTCATGCCCGAGGCCGTGACGGGTCGATTGACCGTCAGGCGGTAATGCGTCGGATTCTTTGCCATGTGTCAGCTCCCTCAGGTGTTTGCGTATTCGATCAACTCGGCGACATGGAACGTCTCCGCCGCCGTCGTGGTCGAGCCAACGATCTTCACCGCGTAGTCCGAAACGCTGGTCACGTTGAAGACGCAGGTGCGCCGGAGCGTGCCGTCGGACTGGATCTGATCCTCGACGGCGTCGGCGGTCTCGCTCCCCGCGAGCGTGGTGCCGGTCAGGAGCGAAACCGTGCAGTCGTGCTTCACCTCGTCATAACCCTGCAGGTCGATGATGATCTTGATGCTGGTGCTGGGCGAGCCCAGCGTCCGCTTCGAGCCGACCCAGGTGAAGGAGGTCTTGGTACGGCTCACCGTTGCCTCGGAGACCGCAAGGCCGAAGCCCGGCATGAGGTCGGTGGTTCCCGTCAGCACCGCGCGGACCGGCAGGATGGCCGGGAGCCCCGAGAGGTTCGGGCCATTGGGCGGCGCATCGAGTGCGGCCCACGCGCCATTCACCTGCACCTCGAAATCGAGGCGGCAGGCCGGCGGCGTGATTCCCTCATTGAGGATGTCGATGTCGAGGATGCCGCCTGCAAGTTGCAGCGCCGTCAGTTCGACGACCACCCGCGGCGCATCGAACTTCGCGAAGTACAGCTTCATCTTCATGTCGGAGACGAGATTGCCCGCGAAGAAGGCGCCGTCGGTCGAGACGAAGAAGGTGCCCTGCACCACCCCGTTGTCGGTATTGGTCATGGCGACGTAGTGGTCACCGGTCGAGATGAGCACGATGGCATAGCGGCGGCCCGACTTCAGATAGGTCGGGACAATCGGCACTGGGGTCTCGACGAGCGCCGGCAGCGCTGCATTCTGCGCCGTGCCCCCAACCTGGATGCTGGCGGCCGGCAGGACGGTCCTCGAGATCACCCTGGCGAGATCGGGCATGCCATAGGCGGTCTCGCAGACGATGATGTTCACATCTCCGCTTGCGGCCTTGCGCGAGAAGAACAGGCCGACCTGGGAGAGCCACCCATCCTGCGAGTTGAGGAAGGTCTGCGCGACCTGCTGCCCGTTGATGCTGGCGGTCGACTTTACGGCATCCCAATAGGGCTCCTCGTAGATGTCCACCCAGAACTGGGTGGCACGGATCCACTGGTGGTTGATCGCTGCCTTCGCGCGGTCGGCGGCATTGACCTCCCACGTTTCGCCGGTGATGCGGAAGGTGCCGGTGACGGGATCGTAGCTGCCCTGCCGCCACCACGTCGAGTTGGTGCAGACCGTCCGGGTGCTGCCGTAGCGGATGCGCTGACGCGTCCGGGCAAGCTGGGTGATCGTCGTGGTCTCGAAGCTGTACTGCGCCAGCCGGGTCTCGCCATTGTATCCGGCGAGATTCATGCGGATGCCGTGGGTATGCTTCGGCAGCACGAAGCCGTTGTTCACGGTCACGTAAGGGTTATTCGGATTGAGCAGCGCGAGGCCTGAGCTGTTGCTGCCGGCACTCGGGAAGCGGATGCCTTCGCCCACGACCGCATCAAAGCTTGCGTGGGCCGTCTGACTGCCCACAAGATCGAGGAAGTGATTGCTGCCATAGAAGATATAGGCTGAGGGTCTGAATACCCGCTCGCGCAGCTTCTCGAGTTCGACCAGGACGTCCACAAGGTCTGTCTTGAGCGCAAAGAGCTTGAGACGGTCCGCGAGCGCCGCGAGGTCCGTCTTGAGCGTGTCCACCTGCCCGCTGATCTGTCCGCGCCAGACCTCAAGGGCGGTCGTGCGGTTCGAGACGAGCCGGAGGTTCGGAAGCTGCGTCGCCGCCCATTGCTCGATCGACACGATGCCGGACGTGTCGAGCAGGGCGTAGCAGATCACGACGACATTGGCGTCGGTCGGCGGATAGGCCGGATCCGGGCTTTCCGTCCCCGCCACAGCCGAAAGCTCGGCGCGGCGCAGGTTCTCCATGGCGACACTCTGCGGCTCGGTGGTGCCGACCTGCGCGTCGATCAGAAAGTCGCGCGGCTGCACGTCGGTATCGACCGACTGCCCGAAGGCAACGATCGCCACGCGCTTCCTGGTCACCAGCGGCAGGGAATTGAAGACGTCAATGACGACGTTCTCGTTGCGCGCATGGACCTCGCCGCCGGCATAGAGGCGGCCGGGTGAAAGCGTGATCTCGGTCGCCGCGGTCTTGGAGGCCGTAAAGCCTGAATAGGCCTTGCCGCCGTCGATGGCATCCTTGACGATGTGGTCGACGGACGCGCGGGTGAAGTCCTGCATGTTGTTGAGGTCGGCGGACTGCAGCTCCTGCCGGTCCCGGAAGATGACGGTCTGTTCCACGTGTCTGTTCCTTCTATGCCGCGATGTAACGCCCGAGCGTCACGGCGCCAACCTTCAGGCGGTCGCCCGCGCGCGGGAAACGCCAGGTCCTGGTGTCGAGCAGGATCGTGTCCCGCAGCGACTTCGAGACGCGGACCGCTTCACGGACGTCCGCGATGGGCTTCCGATTGCCCGTCATCAGGTAGCCGTTGACGAAGGGTCCTGCCGTGCGCGGGGCAAGCCTGCCCTTGATCCGCGTGCGGACCTCGGCGTGATACGGCGGCATTCCGAGCCGCGTGAACCCGAGGTGGGTCGAGCGGATGCGGACATCGGGGACCCGGACGGGATCGTGAACATGCCAGCGCTCATAAATGTAGCGCCAGGCGATGGTGGGCGGCAGCTGCTTGCCCAGGATGAACTGGCGGCGCGCCGCGTACAGCGCTGTCGGCTGCCCAAGGTGCTGTTCGGCAATGAACTGGGGGCGCACGTCAACCAGGTCCGCACTGGGATAGGTGGTGGTGTAGGTCTCGCGGCCGAGACGGTAACTGTAGCTGGCATCGCGCGGGATGCGGATCATACGCTGTGCCACCCCGAAATCATCCACCAGAAACGTCATCGCCTTCGGCGGTGTATCGAGATGCAATGCCCTCGTCGGCTTTGCGCCGAGGATCACCTCGTCAAATTCCGCAGCGTGGAACCTTCCGATACCTTCGGGCGTCACGGCGCGAATGGTGAGCGTCGTTTCCTCGCCCCGGTCCCAGAGTCGGGCCGTCCGGATGTAGCGCGACCACGCCCCGACATCCTTGATGCAGGACACATCCAGAAATGCCTTGGCTCTCCCGAAGGCCGCCGACGTGAAATGCGCAAACCGGTACGTCCCCCGCGCGACGAAGGGATAGATGCGGAGCTGCGGAAATCGCGCGAGGAAGGCCTGCCGCTCTTCCTCGGTGAAGCCTTCCATCAGATAAGTCTTCGCCGGCGGCACGATGAAGCGGCGGGGCTCGGCACCCATGATGCGGATATGCTCCGCAATCGAGGCCTGCGTGCCCTTCCGGGCATGCATGGGCAGCGCGCGGGCCGCCAACGAGCGATGCTTCTCCTCTGACCACTCTGGCTCCCAGAGATCGACCGATAGGCCCCATGCCGGCCAAGCCAGATGGGTGGCCAGGATCTCCCTTGGCCGCACCAACTTCGGGATCTCGACCGCGAGCTCGTCGATCCGCGCGCCGGTGAGGTCGCAGGCCTCCTCAAACGCTGTGTGGTTGGGCGGCAGCAGGGCTTGCCTGGTCATACCGTTACTCATCGCGGATAGAATTGACGGTCAGATCGATGGCCTCGACGGCGTAGACCTCGGTGACGTCGAGCACGAGATCCTCAGCCGGCGACACGAGGTCGACGGAATGGACACCTTCCTGGTGCAGCGTGGCATAGAGCGCCGATCGCCGGAGGTTCATGCCCAGCATGCGGTTCTTTTCCACCCATGACGTCAAGGCGGTCAGCGCCCGCTGGCGCACCACCTCGCCGTCGGGACCTGAATAGAGCGTGAGCTTCGCCACGATCCGGGTAACTCGAATGATGGGGGCCAGTACTTCCACCACATCGGTGAGCGGGCGGATTGCTTCGTTGCCCAGATGGAGCCGCACCACCTCACGCTCAGCCAGCGTCGGAACAGGATCGGATCCCTCCTTCAACACGGTGACGCGCACCACGCCCGGCCGCCGCGAGGCTGCCGAGACGTCCCGCGCCCACGGCGCCACGGTGAGCGCATGATACTGATAGGCTCCCTCGGGACCCGCGACCGAGAAGGCCTCGGGCGCCAGCTGGATCCGGCGGCGGAAGCGTGCGTCGCTCTCTCCCTCCTGCCGCGCGGTCGCGAACAGTGCGCCGAGGTGATCGAGGTTCGTGCCGTAGGACGAAGCGAGCAGCACGGCCCGTGCCGCATCGTTGATGCGCGCCCGGAGCCGCAGTTCCCGGTAGGCGAAGGCTTCGATCAGCTTGCGTGCGGGCTCGCTCTCGAGGTCGATCACACCCGCGATGAGCGGAAAGCGGTCCACCAGATCGTCCCGCATCGCGGTGACGATCGCTTCGTAATCCAGCGTCTCGATGATGTCGGGCGGAGCAAGCCCCGAGAGATCGATGGCGGTGAAGCGGCTCATGGGGACAGCCTCTCCTCGATCAGCAGGCCGTCCGGATTGGCGTAGGCGTCGAGCCGCCTGGCGCCCGCCGCCGTAAAATCCCCGTAGACGGCGCGCGGCCGGTACTCGCCCTCGAGAAACACATGAAGCTGCCCGTCGCGCGTCACCTTCACCGCCTCGATACGGGTGACCCGGAAGCGGGGCTCCCACTGCTCGATGGCCGAGGTGATGGCCGCAAAATACGGCACCACCTCCTCTGGCGTGATCAGGCGGCCCAGAAGATTCGGGACGAAGGAGCCGTACCACTCGCGCATGATGCGCGAGCCGAAACGGGTGTCGAAAATGTCCCGGAGCGACTGGACGACATGTTCCCAGCCGGTCAGGATGCCACCGGTCGCGGCATCGAGGCCGACAGAGGGATCGCGGAGATTGACGGTCATGTCCTCTCCCCCTCTTGCTCAGTCTCCACCATCGCCTTGATGCGGGCGCCGATCCACCGCATCACGTTCACCGCCATGGAATTGCCGAGCGCCCGGTAGCGCGGGCCGTCGGGGCAGTCTTCCGCCGGCTTCTTCTTCCACGGGATGCGGGTGTGTCCTCGTGCAAAGCCTTGCAGGGATTCCGCCTCTTCGCACGTCAGCCGGCGCACCATCATCGGCGATGCAATGCAGGGCGCGGTATCGCCCTTCCCCGTCTCACCCGACATGGTGAGGGCGCTGACGAGGTCTCCCATGTCGCCCCGCCCGTTGCGGGCGATGCGCGGCTGGAAGGCATATGCCGCGACACCGTGCTGCGCACCGGCCTGCAGCGTGTACATGGGGTCACCATCCTCACCGATTCCAAGCCCGGCGCGCGGGTCGTCGGTCGAAGACGGTCCGGTGCGCTTGCCGACCTCGAGGAGTGGCACGGCCACCGCCATCTGCCCGCCGCCGTTGGCGTGGCTCGCATGATGCGGCATGGCCCGCAGCGTTGGCGACAGGTCTTCCGTGGCATCGGCGCCGTGATCCTTGGCCGAGAAGGCGACCGGCACCAGCGGCGTACCTCTGCCCGTACCATCTTCCCTGCCATCGAAGCCCTCGCCGCGAAGGGCGTGGGTGACGAGCGTCTCGGTCTCGTAGTCCTGTCGCCCCATGCCGCCGGCATTGAGGCAGTGCGAGACGTCCGTTGTCGAGGCCTCTCCGACGAGTCCGGCGCCACGCTGACTGAACAGTTCCTGATTGCTGTAGCCGATGGCGCCGGTGTTGAAGGACTGATTGAGCGTCGGATGCGGATGCTCTACGCCGTCCCAGTGGCTGCGACGCTCGTCAGCGCCTTGTGCAGCGCCGGCGGCAACGTCTTGCCGCGTTTCGCGGCGCGGCGGAGTATCCCGGCGCAGGCCTTCGAACTCAAGAAGAACCGCTGCGGGATCGAACCCTTTTCGAGCACTTGCGAC